CATCAAGCAGAATCTGGTCCTAGGAAAATAATGGGTATAGTTATGGGTCATAATAAGAAACCTTCTGGCTTTGCAATTCTTTTTCAACACATTTGTTTGGAATACATTAATGAAATTCTGGCACTTGGTCCTTCTTTTCATAGATATAACTCTGGCGAGCCTGCAATAGATCAAATTTTTAGAACAACACAAATAGTTAAAAGTGGGGATCTCGATGGTCTCCATGAACCAAATAGTGAAATATTCCATGAACAAGATGAAGAGTTTATAACTGGTTTTTCAGAAGAACATGTTAATTTTGTCCCGGAAGAAATGATTGAATTTCAGTATACTCGACCTTCACGCATTCCAGATCGCTCGGGTTTGCTTCGGCATCCCTTGCATGGGGCTTTTGAAACATCAAAGAGGCCAGCACCAATGCGAATCTCCGAGTTACCTGATTCAATTTATGAAACTTTGAAAACAGACAATCAAGGGAAATTAAATTTAGTTTTAACTTTGACAGAAAAATGGACAGATGAAGCGGTACAAATTAATCCTGGGGTTTTTGAATTTTTGGGAAAATTTAGACAGTCAATGTTTGATTATTTTTATTTGTATTTATCGCAATATCGTTTTGGTTTGATTGAGGATTATTTGAACCCTCACCCTTTAGTTAAGCATCAATATGTAGTTGGTGAAGCTGGTGGCGTAGATCATAAAACTAGCTTGGGTTTTCCTTTTAATCGCAGTAAGAAAACTGTTTTGGATGTGACTCTTGAAGGAGTGAAATCTTGGAACGGGACTCCCTTAGCCAATCAAGTAAAAGAACGAATTGAATTTAAAGAACAGATGGCAAAACAGGGAGTACGGGTCTATTCGCCCTTCACGACTTGCATCAAAGACGAATTGAAAACAGTTGGAAAAAAACCACGTTTATTTGCAGCGGGTGCTTTTGATCATGTGGCTTTATTTATTAAATATTTTGGTGTTTTTAAGGCTGCTTGGATGAATGAAAGATCTAATTTGTTTCATGCTGTTGGTATAAATGTTGATTCTTCTGAATGGACCATGATGGCCAACGAGCTTGAAGGGTTTTCACAATATTGCTTTGGTTTAGATTACAGGGATTTTGATGGTAGAATGTCTTCGAGTATTTTAGGCTGGGTTTGTGATTTGGTTAATGATTTAATTTTTAAGATTGAAAAAGAACAGAATATAACAAATGCAGAAGAAAATTTTGCAATCCGGAAAGTTTTAGTTCAAGATGTAGTTAAAACAATGCACTTCACAGCAGGGAATTTATGGTTTGCAACACATGGAAATCCTTCTGGTCAATGGGGCACGACTCTTCACAACTGTCTTGTTAATCTAGTTTTAATGTGTTATTGTGTTTATAAAGCAACTGGG